GCAATGGGATTAATTAAGAAAAAATAGTTGTTTTTTTAAAAATTTAGTGTATAATGCGCTTTAATGAGAGATGAGAACGCTATCTATATAATCTTGAAAAAGATTAGAGCGCGAAAAGAAGAGTTAAAAGAAATCATAGCAGCTGGATTACCTAGCTGGGATGATTATAACAAAACCGTAGGAGAATTTAAAGCCTACGCAATTATGGAACAGGAAATACAAGACCTGCAGAAAGACGAAGATGGAGATACCTAAAAGAAAGTTTGCTTTAGAAGAAAAAGATTTAGCAAAAGAAGCTGACGAAAATAATAAGATAGCAGAAGAAAAAGAAAATCGTTTTCTTAAAAAAATACAAGAAGATGCTACAAAAGACATAAAACATTTACCCACTGATAAAGTATTAGAACGTTTACCAAATCCTACTGGTTGGAGAATATTAGTTCTTCCGTATAAAGGTCAAGGTAAAACTAAAGGTGGAATTATATTAGCAGATGAAACAATTGAAGAGCGTGGTTACACAACGGTAACAGGATTAGTTTTAAAAGTTGGACCAGATGCTTATAGAGATAAAGAAAGATTTCCAAATGGACCTTGGTGTAAGAAAAATGACTGGATTATATTTGGTCGTTATGCCGGGTCTCGTTTTGGGATAGAAGGTGGTGAAGTGAGGATATTAAATGATGACGAGATAATTGCTGTGGTAAAAGACCCAGAGGATATCTTGCAATATAAATAAACAGGAGTAAAATATGCCTGCCGAAGAAGCCACTAAGATAGAACCACAAGCAGAAGCTGACGCCAAGATGGTAGATTTACCAGATAGCGGTCCAGCTATTGATGTGGAACTTCCCAAAAAAGCAGAAAAGACTATAAATCCTGATCCTGAACCAGAAGCAGTTGAAACAGAAGTTAAAACTGAAGAAACAGCTTCAGAAGGAGAAATGGAAGATTACGGGAAAAAAGTACAATCCCGTATTGATAAATTAACAAAAAGATTAAGAGAAACAGAAAGACGAGAACAAGCTGCTATACAGTATGCACAAGGAGTACAAAACCAAGCTAAGGAATTACAAGGTAGAGTAGGAAACCTTGACCGTGGATACGTTTTAGAGTATGGTAATCGTGTAAAAGCTGAAACTGAAGATGCTAAGAAACGTCTTAAAGAAGCTATGGATGCAGGAGATATTGATTCTCAAGTCCAAGCACAGCAAGATTTAGCTCGTTTAGCTATTGAAAATGAGCGTGTAAAAGCGACAGAAGCTAAAAGAGAACGCGTACAAGCATCTGAAGGTGGCCAACAGGTACAACAACCTCAAGTTCCACAACAACAGCGAATGCAACAACCTCCTCCTCCGCCGGATCCAAAGGCAGAGTCGTGGGCTGAAAAAAACGAGTGGTTTGGTAAAGATGAACCAATGACCTTGACATCTTTCTCAATTCATCGTAAACTAGTAGAACAAGGGTTTGATCCTTCATCTGATGAGTACTATTCTGAAATAGACAAACAAATGAGAGATACATTCCCACAAAAGTTTTCCTCTGATGGAGGAAATGAAATAACGCCGACACAGACAGTTGCTTCCGTTAATAGAAGTAACCAACCTGCAAAGCGCAAAGGTACTGTGAGACTCACACCATCACAAGTAGCCATAGCAAAAAAACTAGGTGTGCCACTAAGCGAATATGCGAAGTACGTGAAGGAGTAGGCATATGAATAAAAATATAAAAACAGATAAACTACCATCACGCGAGTCTGAAACCCGAGTTAAAACCGAACGAAGGAAACCATGGGCTCCACCGTCTCAGTTAGACGCACCACCTGCACCAGCTGGTTTTAAACACCGTTGGATAAGGGCCGAAACAGTAGGACAAATGGATCAAAAAAATGTATCCGCTAGACTACGCGAAGGTTGGGAATTTGTCAGAGCTGACGAATATCCTGATATTCAATGGCCTTCAATTGATACAGGTAGATATACAGGTGTTATAGCTGTAGGGGGTTTAATGCTAGCAAGGATTCCGTTGGAAACCGTTAAAGAGCGTGAAAAACATTTTGCACAAGTTACGCAAGATAAAGATGACGCAATTGCAAACGATCCACTGAAGGACCAACATCCTAGCATGCCTATCTCGAATGAGAGAAGCTCTCGCGTAACATTTGGTGGCGGTAAGAAGAACTAGTTTTTCTCCCCATAAGTTACAAAAAATTTATACACTCGTGGTGAGTGTATATAACTTATTAACATGAGGATAAAATCATGGCTAACGTTGACGCGGCCTTTGGGTACAGACCTATTGGAGCAGTTGGCAGTGGCGTTAATAATGCAGGTACTACCCTGTACACCATCGAAGACAATTACAGTACATCTATTTTTAAAGGTGACCACGTAATGGCGTCTGGAGGTTACATCATAGCTGGAACAGCTTCTGGTGCAACTAATGTTGGTGTTTTTAACGGTTGCTTCTATATTGATCCAACTAGTAAGAAACCTACATGGTCAAATTACTACGCTCAGACAAATGTAACCGCAACTGGTTCCATTTCTGGGTCAACTAATATCGACGCGTATATCTATGACAATCCGTTCACTCTTTTCGAAGCTCAATGTGATGGCACTATAGCTAAAACAGATATCGGTAAAAATACTGATTCTGTGCTTGGTACTTCTAGCACTGTAAATGGTCTGTCTGTGACAGAAATTGACAGTGGTTCTGAAGCTACTACAGCTGGCTTACAGGTCAAAATAATTGGGATTACAAAAGACCCTGAGAACGATGATGCTTCAAGTGCAAATGCTAACTGGTACGTTATGTGGAACGAACACGTTAAATTAGGCACTGGTATCACCGGAACATAATAGTTAGGAGAGAATAAATGGCAATTTCAAGAATGCAATTGGTCAAAGAACTCGAACCTGGCTTGAATGCTCTGTTCGGATTAGAATACGACCGATACGAAAACCAGCACACAGAAATTTTCGATGCAGAAAGTTCTGATCGTGCTTTCGAGGAAGAAGTAATGTTAGGTGGGTTTGGTAATGCAGAAGTAAAACCGGAAGGATCTGGTGTTGTATATGAATCAGCACAAGAAACTTTCACTTCTCGTTATACTCACGAAACTATTGCTTTAGCTTTCTCATTAACTGAAGAAGCTGTAGAGGATAACCTTTACGACAAAATCAGCACTCGATACACAAAAGCATTGGCACGTTCAATGGCAAACACTAAGCAAATAAAAGCTGCTAACGTTCTTAACAGAGCGTTTAACAGTTCTTATCTTGGTGGTGATGATAAGGAGCTTTGTGCTACTGATCACACTACTATGGCTGGTGACCAAAAGAACGAATTGTCAACTGCTGCTGACTTGAACGAAACTTCGCTCGAGCAAGCAATGATCGATATTGCTGGTATGAAGGACGAAAGAGGAATGAAAATTGCTCTTCGTGGAATGAAAATGATCATTCCTGTAAATCTTCAATTTACAGCTGAAAGGTTGATGAAATCTGCAGGTAGAGTAGGAACTGCTGATAATGACATCAATGCAATCAAATCTATGGGAATGGTTCCACAAGGATATGTGGTTAACAATTTCTTAACTGATACTGATGCATTTTTCATTAAAACAGACGCTCCTAATGGACTGAAAATGTTCACTAGAGCTCCTATTAGAACTGCTATGGAAGGCGACTTCGATACTGGAAATGTTAGATATAAAGCAAGAGAAAGATACAGCTTTGGCTGGTCTGACTGGCGCGGAATATTTGGCTCTCCAGGAGCTTAATCAATTTAAGTGGGGGAATTATTCCCCCACTTAACCTAGTGTTAACTAGTTATACAGACTGGCTAGGCAGACGATATAGAGACTGTATGACAATAGGTCTATATGACCGAGGAGAATATTATGGCTAATACTAGCTTTGTGGGTCCGGTAAGATCCAAAAATAATTATAAGTTATATAGTACTACTGCTTCAACAGGTGTTGAGCATGATAGAACTATGGGCGATCCTGCAAAAGATGCAAGACGCTATTACTTAGAAGAATGGTTTACAAAGAAACCAGGTCTTAATGCAGTAGCTATTATAGACCCTGATGCGGATTCAGCTTCTGCTTTAGCAGCATACGTTATTGCTAATAAAGATTTTGAAACATTAGGTACTAACATGACAACTGCTTTGACTACTTTCTCAGCTACACACGGTGGTATTTTAATGACTACTGCTGGTGCTGATCAAGATCAAGCAATTCTTTTACCTCACTTAGATACTAACCAAACAGCTTGGAGTGGTACTAAATGGGGAACTGAAAACTCAGTAGAATGGGAATGTTCAATTTCCTTACCTGCAATTGATAACCAAAAAGTTTGGGCTGGTTTAAAGTTAACTAATGATCAATTAGTTGCAACCGATAACAACCAAATCTTTTTTAAGTTTCAAACAGACGCTACTAACAGTGAAGCTTTTAGTGATTATAGCTATTGGCACTTAGTACACAGTATTGGTGGAACTGACTATATCAGTCAAATTCCAGTTACTGTTGCAGCCGATACACCTTATCACTTGAAAATTTCTATTGGTAGTGATAGAAAAGCTACATGTTTTATAAATGGTGTACAGTACAATGTTACTAGCACATCAGGTAGCACAGGTGGAACTGCAGTAACAGCAGTACAACCAGGTGTTGCAGCAGCTAAAACAGCGGCTTTAACTAATGATACGGATTTAATTCCATACATTGGTATTGAAGCAGGTGCGGCAGCAGCTGAGGCAATAAACGTTCACTACCAATCAATTAGTAGAAACGTTTTTGAATAAAAAACTTTAATGGAGCGGGGGTGAAAACCCCCTCTCTCCAACAGGAGGACAAATGGCAGACGCAGTAACAAGTCAAACATTAGCAGACGGTGATAAGATCGCTGTTATAAAACTTACAAATATATCAGATGGAACTGGAGAATCTTCAGTTAAAAAAATTGATGTATCAGCTTTAGCAGCTAATTCAGCAGGGGCAGCATGTGCCCATGCAACAATTAATCAAATTTGGTATGATATAGGTGGTATGCGCGTAGCTCTAGAATGGAATGCAACTTCAAACGTTGTTGCAGCAGTTTTAGGTGGAAGTGCAGCAGCAGGTAATGTTTCAGGATATATGGATTTTAGATCATTCGGTGGTCTTAAAAATACATTAGCATCTGGATATGATGGTGATATTGACTTAACAACTCATGGTCATACAAACCACGACCACTATACTATTGTACTAGAAGTATCTAAAAATTATTAGAGGTTTAAATGGCTTATTCAGGCACACAAACCTTTAACTTATCAATAGAGGAAATAATTCAAGAAGCGCATGAGCGTTGTCAATTAGAAGTACGTGAAGGCTACGATTTAAAAACAGCTAAACGTTCTTTAAATTTGATGTTTGCGGAATGGGCTAATCGCGGATTAAATCTTTGGACCGTTACTTATGAAACTCAAACATTAACGGCTGGTACAAATTATTATTCCATAGACCAAAAAGTAATAGATATAGTAGATGCAGTAGTAACAACTACCACTGGTGCTACATCTAATTTAGAAGGTGATAGTAGCACTACAGACGTTGCTATGAATAGAATTTCAAGAACAGAATATATGAATTTAAGTAAAAAGGAAAATTCATCTAGTGGAGATGCTAGACCTACACAATTTGCTTTAGTTCCTGGAAAAGTAACAACTGGTGGATCTTCTTCTAGTGGCAGACCAGAAAATGATATGACATTGTTTTTATATCCAAGCCCAGATAAGGCTTATATATTTAAGTATTTTTATCTTGCTAGAATAGAAGATGCAGGTGATTACACAAACAATGCTGATGTGCCATTTTATTTTTTACCTTGTTTGACGGCAGGGTTAGCATACTATATAAGTTTAAAAAAAGCACCAATGTTAAGTGGAAATTTAAAAGCGGTGTATGATGAAGAATTTAAACGTGCTGCTGAAAATGATCGAGAACGTGTATCATTTAAAGTACAGCCAGCACAGGCGTACACACCATAGGAGGTAATATGCCAGAATGTAAAATTTGTGGTCATGAATGTCATTGTAGTAATGGTGGTTCATGCTGCGGAGGACAATGCGAATGTGCAGATTGTCAATGTAAAAAGGAGGAAGAATGAGTAATAAAAACTGGAACAGCCAAACTACTAACGCTAGTGGATCAACTGGTGGAGTAAAAAGTAACTGGAGTCATAGAGGTACTAATTCTATACCAACTGCTAAACCAAAAGAAAAAGAAAAAAATATTTCTATAGCAGAGGGTGAGATACATGGTACAGCTCAAGGTATGGGTGCAGCTACTAAAGGCGGTAAGTATCATTGGTCTAGTAAGAATAAAAGTAATTGGTAGGAGTATAGTATGTCAATTTATGGAATAGCACTTAGAGGATTAGGTAAAGCTTTAATAAAAGCTTCAAAAATAAAGAAAAAAGATATTCCCACTAAGAGATTAAAACAAGGTGCAGGTTTAACGACTGCATATTTTGTGGGAAAATCTGCTCAAGATGCACAAAGCAAAAGAAAAAAAAATAAATAATGGCTTACGCAACAGGTAAATACGCTAAGTTTATTTCTGATCGTAGTGGTCAGGAATTTCCTTACAACGAAATGGTTATTGAGTGGAATGGATCACGTGTTCATAAAAGTGAATTTGAACCTAAAACACCACAAGATAAACCGAATAAGCACGCACCTGACGCCGAAGCACTACAGTACCCACGGCCAGCTAGAACAGAAAGTGCGGTCGCAACGTTACTGCCTCGTAATGCTTTTAGATTTACAGCTAGTAGCACAACGGTGACTGTATTTGAACCTGATCATGGTAGATCTACTAGTGATACTGTAAGGTTTAGAGATGTCACTGGAAATTTATTTGGTGCAGCTGTATCTGAAATAGAAGATTCTAGTGGATATAGTATAACAAAAACAGATGACGATTTTTACACATTTACTGTGTCAACAGCGCCAGGAATAACAGGAAATGGTGGTGGCGGATTTGCTTCTGCTGG